CTAAATCAGTAAGTTGGCAGCATCACCTACTGCCTGTATACCCTGCTTACTCGTAGCTGCTGCGGCTGCTGCCACTGGCTTACTGTTGAGAATCTTAGTCATTAGATCAAGAATATCAGCAAGACTTTTAGCAACAGGGGCAAGTGTTGAATTTCGCCACGTATCCCATGCTCTTGATAGATTATTTGTTGCCGTTCTATATTCTTCAAATTGTCGTGATTGCTCTGCTGTTAACTGAATATTTTCATTAGCAAGGCTATTTTGGTACTCTTGTTCAGTACTGAATTCTCTATATATAGTCATGCGTTTAGTAGCATCGTTAGCTACGGTTTCCATCATCTGTACAATCTGAGCCTGACTAAAGCCCATTTGTTTAGCTTGATAGTAAATCTTAGCAATAATATCTTCACCGCTTTCTGCTGCTTTCTGTAACTCAAACATATTCAATTTCAATGGTTGAATTACATCGGTTAGCATAGAACCAGCGTTATTAGTGATAGCATCGCCTAACTTGTCCTTAGCATCTTTCATCTGATCGGCTACTTGATCCATAGTTAAACCTACGGACGCAAACATATTAGCCGCCTGTTGGATCTGTACTATGCCAGTTTGTGATAGTGATGCTGCCTGAAAGACTTCAAACGCCTTTTCTGATTGTTCTTGTACGTTGGCTAATGTGGCGGCAATGGCGATACCTGCGACCCCTACCGCACCAGCGAAACCAGACATAGCTTTAGCCGTGGTTGATAGTCCGGTATTGAAACCACCGAACACCCCGCCAGCACGATCCCCAAAATCACCTATATCATTTGCTGCGTTTTTTAATGAATTTTGTAGTCCAGATTCATCACCTGTGATTTCAAATATCATTGATTGTTTATTATTGTTTGCCATTTGGCTTTACTCCCATCCAATTAAGCATGTTTGCTTTTTGTTGATCTGCGATCTTCTTCTCCCTTTCTGCGAGTTGTTCAGCTAAGGTTTTATTTGAAATGATGTTCAATGAATCGAGTTCATAGATACTAAATTTCGGTATATCTTCTTTCTTGATATTGCCAGTACTTAACCATATTGCCTGTAATAGTTCTGTATGCCTGATTTGTTCAATTTGTGATGAATCAGGATCAACCGATTCTTTGAATATTAATAGGTAGAAGAAAAGCAAAACGGGCATAGTGTAGAGATCATCCACACTACACCCGCTGTTATACAATAAAGATAGTGATAGTCTGAGAATCGGATCGCGTCTTACTTTGCCTCTACATCCTCAACATTAAAAGATTTGGCAAACACTTTACCGATCTCGGCATTTAGTTTTAGTTGTACTGTTAGATCAACATTCTGTTCAACTTGTTCAGGTGAATCAAAAATCTGTTTACCACTTTCATCAACCACGCAATAGAAGATCGCTTTATATGGATCTGAAACTTCTGCGTGTTGGGTAATTGATGGTAGTTTTATGTATACGGTACATTCTGGTGTTAGTTCTACTGGTGTTAACTTCACACCAATAGCTGTCATAAGATTAGTAAAATCCATTTCGCTTTATCCTTGTTAGTTGTTTTGTAGTATTTAGTACTTAACGATATTAAGAACCAGTAACTTCACCAACCGCAATTGGAGCACCAGTAACAGAAACTACGAAATCACGTGTTACCACACCATCAAAATCACCGTTAACTACATCTGAACTTACATAACCGTTTACGATGCTGTAATAAGCCGCACCATCTTGATCATCAATGTTCTGGAAATAAGTTACTTTAACTTGAATTAGGGTTTGTGCTGCTGCTGCTGCCGCAAGCATTTCTTGACCTGTCGCACCTGGTTTCCAGTTAACAGTTAGAGTTAGATCCGGTACTGAACGAGAACCAAGCAATTTCTTAGCGTATTGTTGACCGAAAGTGTTTACACTAACTACGTTAGATTCAGCACCTGCCGCTGATGGAAAAGCACCAACTTCTTCAACAACAGTAAAGGTAGTTGCCTGACCACCACCAGTAGGAGCAGTTGCGATTTCCACTTTGACATTATTGCCTACAAAAATAGAATTAAAAGCCATGTTTAATATTCCTTTATAATTTTGGGCATCATTCCTTGATACCCCTTCTGTGTATTTATATATGTTGGTTGTAGTACTTCATGTAAAGTGCTAAACCTCTTAGTAGTTCACCTGTATAGAATCCAAAGAACATTGAATTGTTCTGTGGTGTTGTAGGTGTTCCACTTCTGATAGCTGATGACCAGCCACCATTCATTACGTGATTAGCTGAAACTACGTTATAGTTCTGTTGAATTTCCGCGAATAGTAAATCAAGTAATTCGTGATCTGGATAACCTGCTATTGCCATCATTGAAGCACCAGCAAGCCATAAACCAGACATATGACCCGTAAAGCCATCATAGATAACTTCACCATCATCTTTAAATCGTGTTGGTGCGTGACCATCATTATTTTTCATGAACCACTTCAAGTATTTCATCCAGTTTTGACAGTACGTAATAATGTTCTGTGGAATAGCATAATCACCGCGTAGGTATAGTTCGTGTACTACATCACAACCACCAAAGAACGCACGAGGTTCATAACCTGACCATGCTTCTTCGTACCAGTGCTGCATAATAAATTGATCCGGCTTTCCATCTGGTGAATACGCTAATGCGTCCTGACGGTTCCATACATAAGCCTGAGCACACGGACCAGGTAAAGTAGGATGGAATTTATTAGTAAACCAATCTTGAGCATCACATAAGAACTTAATACTATTATTTAGTCTTGTTTGATCAATTGTAGTACCTTTGAAACACCATATAGCGGGTAGTTGATAACCTGGATATGGTAGACCACGCCAACCGGAATACAGTTGAGCATATGGATCTGTGATGTTACTGAATGGTATTAGCCCTGGAGTATACGAAAGACTATCAAGCATGTAATTACGGATTACACAATCACCTAAACGTGCTGTATATCCACTACTGGTACTATCGTTGAAAGTAAGAGAAACCAGTACTGAATAATCCCCTGTACCACCATCATTATAAAGTACTGGCAAATCGTTAACACAATACCAATCAATACGCCCTGAGACACCATCAACCGGATCGGTATCAAGTAATAATGTAAACTCTTCACATCCTGTTAGTGTTGGTTGTCCGGGCTGTTCATCACCTTCCCCATGATCCGGTTGATATGAACTCAATTTGAAATCCAGTACATTAAACGTTTGTGTTACCCATGCCCCGTTACTTGCTGGTAGCATAGCCCACCAACGCCAACCAAGATCATCAACAATACGGATATTAAAATCATCAGCATATGTTCTGTATGTGAAGCTGTTTAAGTCCTGTGTTTCATCATCAAAGATCCAGAAACCAACTGTAGAACTACCGTCAGAATCCATAGTAGTAGAAATCACGTTGTCATAGTACGTTCCAGCGATACCGGAAACATATTGAAGTGAAGTTACTGTATTATCCCCATAGTCAGATAACATACGCATATCTGCGGTTAAGTACTGTCCTCCATCAGGTTTAGCAATTCTGGTAAAATGGTTCATTGGAATATCCATTGAAATAATACTATTATCAGTATTAGTGACGGGTAAACCACAACGGTATCTAATAGCACCATCTTCTGTTTTTGTTTTATTAACTGTCATTGCTACAGCAAGGCTCAACGGCTTACCTGTTGAATCAACACCACTATATTCAACATGGAATGATGAACTATTATTAAACTTGAACCATATAGATTGTTGTTCAAGTGTTGTTTGTGCTGAGGCACTTTGATTAATGACAATATAGCCATCTGAATCACGTGAATATGATGCTACTTGATCACTCGGATAGAAATAATCATATGAGATACCATCTGTAAACGGCGTAATAGCAATAGTACTTTTACGAAAGAACATATCGTACTTATCAATATCAGAATAACCAATACAAGTAATTAGTGAATTCTGCCATGCTAAGTAATAGATACGCTCGCCTGTGATATCCCATAGTAGTTTACATGCTTGACAGAACCACAATTCAGCATCTGAGGCGTTATCAGAAAAGTCGAGCGTACCATAGTTATCAATAGGTACGTTTACTGGCCTGTTGTGCCAACGTTCATTACGCCCCATAAGATAGCCACCCTCTGATACAGGGTTTTTAGTCGCGTAATTGAATCGGTAATTGCCGTTGATGGAAGTATTCTTGAGCTGGACTGTACCGATCTGGCTTGTTAGGCCTTCTGCCAGTACATCACCATTGCTATCTACCTTGCGGCCTGTACGGTCAACAATCCAATCAACATCATAGGTAGGGGCTTTAGTATCCCAATCAATGCTATCTTCACTGGCTAACCATGCGTAGGCAGTTGCGTTAACCTGGTTCCAACCAAGACCCGCCCTTTCTGGAAAGGCAAACCATACAGCATCGAGGTATTCACCGTAGTTAGGTGAACCATGAGGTATCTGTGTTTGTCCGTTCGTCCATGTGAACAAGACGCCCTTGAACCCGCCATGAGTGGGATACTCTGGATCTAATGGGTAATGTGCCAGTACAGGAGCCTTACCATTACAGATCCAATTACAGCGTAGTGAACCATTAGGTGGATCGGGGAACGCTACACCACGGAAGAATGCCATGTGATAGGCGTTAAAAAAGTCTTTAGCACGTTGTAGGTAGTACGGTTCTTTGGTCGCCTGATACGCATAGATAGCACCAAGAATTGCTAAGGATTGTCCTTCCGTGGTTGCGTCACCGTCCGGTTGTGCTTCCCATCCTGTTTCCGCTATAAAGTGCCTGTTGTTTGCTAATACGTTTTGTGGGTTTAGTACATAGTGATCAGTTTTATTATCATTAACTAAACCCGTATTTCGTTCTAAAAATTTCCAATGCCCTTCAATCATCTGTTGGGCATTGCTTATATTTTGTTTTCTTATCATTCTTTAAGATCCGCCATTAGTAAGGAGCCGTACCACGTACTCCCCCCATCGACAGTTAAGAATTGAATTACATCAATTGAATTCTGAGTAAAGGTTAATACTGGTTCACGACCATAAGACCAAATAACATTAGAAGGCCATGAAACTTTATTTGCCCCTGTTCCCTGTGTTAAACACATAGTAATAGTTTGGCTATTTAAGTTGCTTCCACTGGCGTTGATTACACTTAGCTGTGTTACTGCTGCGGTTAGTGTTGCTTTGAAAACACGCTTACCATCAGACATATCAAGTTCTAAAGTATCTTCTACGTTATTTATTGTAAGAAGGTCTTGAGTGATAGTAACTTTGGTATCAATTTTTGCTTGTAGTGCGGCATCTTTAGCATCAATCTGTGCTTTAGAATATGTTCCAACATCGTTATAGTTCAACGTTACGTTACCGTTTAGAGCATAACCGTTAATCGTAGTGATACGTAACGCAAACAATCCGTTACTTTCAGTACGGGAATATACATCACTAATATCTGCTGCTACCAATTGAATGTTAGTACCAGATAATGGCTTGTTATTGATTAAGAACGTCTTAGGCACATATGTACTATTACTAAATGCCAATGATGCCATATCAGTTAGTTGTGATGCCGTTAGTGTGATATTGCTACTTAATGGCAATCCGTTAACAGTAACTGTTTTAGCTACAAAGGTATTATTAACCTGTGTCTGTGAATACACATCAAGAATATCAGCGGCTACTAAGTTCAACGCCGTTCCTGATAGTGCGTGTCCGTTTAACTGGAATACTTTCGGAACTACGTTTGAATCAATGTAGGTCTTAGAGTAAACATCACTAATATCTGCTGCTACCAAAGTAATGTTAGCTGTAAGTGCTTTACCATTGACAGTACGTGTGATTGGTACGTAGTTACTGAGATCGGTAGCGGCTGCCGCACCAAGTTCTGTTAACGTTGGTTTATCGGCACTGGTGTAGACCTTGTACCATGCCCCGTTACTTGCTGTTGAGAAGTTACGAATGTTCAGTACTGGCGTACCAGTTTTGCTCATTACAAGTTGAGTGCCGTTAGAACCATCAAGGTTAGTGATACCCAACATATCAACACCTGTAGGTGCGTTGGCTGCGGCGATCTTAACGAATGAGTTACCGTCACGCCCTTGATAGCTTGGGAACTCGTTACCGTTGGAACCAACACCCCAATCACCACGATAAAGTTCAACTACAGATTCATCAAGAATACCTGCTGATACCTGGTTTTCTGGTGTGAACACGTATGAGCGGGTAACAACCTGATCCATATCTGACGTATCTGATACGCTGGATAAGTACCCGTTATAAAGCACATAGTTTACGGTAGTATCGTTTGAACCTTCATCAAGCATTTCTACTTTAACTTGTACTAACTGCTGAGAATCAACAGCAGAATCAAGTACGGCGTTTTCACCCGGAACATAGTTAACTTGAATAGTCATATCACCATATGAACTATCACCCGCTACTTTAGAGGTGTAAGTACTATCATATGTTTCTACAGTTGAAATAGTTGTTGATTCACTAAAACTTGGAAACGCTGAAAGGTTTTCAACTTGAACAAAAGTACGGGCATTTGGATCAACGTTGGTTGTATCGGTATTAATCCATACTGTAGTTAGATTCCCTAAAAAAGTTTGAGCCATAATTATTCCCCATAGCTAAAAGATAGTGTTTGCGTGTGAACATATGCGGTTTCCGTGGCTTCGGCTTGTGAAGTCATTAGACTATCTTCAATTCGGATATTGAATAATGGCATTGGAAGTTGCTGGTTTAGTTCATCAAAGAAACCAGATGTATAAAGTGCTTCAAGAATCTTTTCTATTTCATCCGAAGCACCTTTATATGATTGTCCGACAGCTACAAACTCAACTCGAAATTCACATAAATTTCTGATAGTTGATGGTACAATTTGATTGTTTACAATTTGATTTGCTTTGGCTATCTGTGTACGTTGTACTGAAGAATCACCAATATAAACCATTGTAGTATCATCTACTGTTGCTTTTGATGGATATTGTAGATTAACAATTACTGCTAATTTATTAATCAAATACTTTCTTATTGTATAGTCTGCCGTGAACATATTATATTTCCTCTTCTAAATCGATCTTGCGAATATAGTGATAGTTAGAGATACCGCTTGTATCATCATCTATTCTATTTACTAGGTATTCGGTGTTATCAATCGTGAAGGTACTATTTAGTTTAATTCCTGACTTGGCACTAAAATATGTTACGGTAGTTTGACTATCATCGAAAAAAAGCTCGTCTTGTTCAAAAATTGCGGTAATCGTTATTGATACACCATCTTGAACAATGACGAGCTTTTCACCAAAAGCATTTAATAGATACTCTATTTGCGAGTTACTAAGAAATACTCTCATTTGTCATACCTGTATTAAGCTAGGTTTAGTACTAGGAATGCTTCATCGTGTGCTAGAGCATGAGATTGGAAGCTGAAAGTACGTAGAACGATACCCATAGAGTTACGTTGAGTTGTATCATCACGATCCATAGTTACTGAACCCCATTGAGCCATGATGATATTTGACCAATCGCCAAACACAATAGCACCAGCGGCAACTTGAGTAGATTCAATAATACGTACTGAATCAGCTAGAATACCGTCACCCATATAGCCTTGTAGCAAGTACTTAGCAGCGGTGTTAGAACCATCTAGAGTAGTACGCAATACAGCAGCGGTAGTAGGATGTACAATAGCAACTACATTCTCAACACGGACATTAGCAGCAGCTAGAGTAGCTAGAGCACTAATAACATCGGTTTTGGTTAGAGCAGCAGTTAGGGTTACTTCTGGAGCCTTAGCAACAACATCAGCAAGAATTAGACGTTCTAGTTTTAGAGCAGCACCCTTAACCATCGCATCTTGAATATACTGTTCAGCAGTACTAGCAGATTTGATTAGAGTACGAGTTAGTTCAACAGAACCGGTAAAGATTTCTGGCTTTAGAGTGATCTTCTCAAAAGCGGCGTTATAAGATGGTGATGGAGCACCTTCAGTAACATAACCGAAGTTATCAGTGAAATCAGCAGATAGTTTAGGTAGAACTAGATTACCTTCACCTTCTAGATTTGCGAATACTTGTACAGGTAGAGTAGCAAATACTGACTGAGCACGTAGCACATCAATATAAGAATCTGCGTATACTTCTTTAACTAGAGCAGCACCGCCAACAGTAGTAGAAGTACGGACGAAATCACCCGCAGGGATTTCAGTTTTACCAGCAAAATTACCTTCACTTAGTGAACGAATTAGGCCATTTAATACGGATTTTTCCATTTTGATTTCCTTATCATGATTAGGATTTGTTTTTGTATTTAGTGTGCGTTTGAAGTCCTCAACTGAAATTCCATTTTCAATTGCTTCAGACACATCAATATTTAGAACTACGCCGATTGATTCCAATTCACGTTTACGTTCCACTTCTTCTGTAGAATCTTCTACTTCAGAATCATCAGTACTTTCTTGTACTTCTTCGCGTTGTTCTTCAACGTCGATTTTATTTATCATTTGTTCAAGCAAGTCTGGACGATTAGCCATTAGTGCTAATAGTTCTTCATCGCTCATACGTACTTCTTCAGATTCTTCTACTTCTTCTTGTTCGGTAATTTCTTCTTCAGATTCAACTTCAGTACTAATTACTTCTGATTCATCTTTGATTTCAGGTTCAGTACTTTCAATTTCATTTTCATCTTCCATGATCATATCCTTCTGGTTGTCATCATTGTTATTTATCAATGAACGACCAACACCAGCCGATACATCAGCAGGTACAGTTACCAGTGATATTTCATATGGGGTGAATTGAGTTACGTAGATAATGTTACCTTCAATACGGTAATCATTAACTGTGTAACCAAAACTAATATGTGTTAATACACCTTCATTGATTTGCTCCCATTCTTTTTCCGAAGCATTGGAAATCTGTAAAACAGCACGACCTACTTTATCTGAATCAATACGTGCTGATAGTACTTTGCCAATCAAATGATCTCGGTCATGATTGAAAAGTACTGCCCCTGAATTGTTCAAACGCGATAGGTCTACATTTTCTGGATTACATAGAAGTACTTCGTTATATAACTTCCCTTCTATTTCACGTGCTACAGGAGTTTCAGAACAAAAAGCAACTTCAACGGTACGATTATCAGAATTAATCGCCGTTGGTAGGGTTAATTCCCTCGTCTGGTTTTTGATTTTCATCTAGAACTTCCTTGTTCATATTTTTCTCATTCTCTATTTCTTGAAGTACAACACGTGGATCACCGCCCATTTCACTAATTACCTGTGTACGGGATTTCAAACCAGCATCAATAGCAGCTACTTCACATTGAATATCCTTCAATGGATCAAGTGAAATAGGTTTAGTAGGGATATAACGAGCACATACAAGATCATCGAAATCAGAAAAACTTAATTTCAACTTACTATTATTTAGCATTTCATTCTTTAACCAAGCTGTATAAATTGGCTTGAGTACTTTATTTATGAGTACATTTGTTCTAGTACTGAAAGTTGTAGCTTGTAGGCGTTCGGCAAGTTTCGCAGCACTAAATGACGCATCAGCAGTACTTCCCATTAGAGATTGCTTAGTGACGTTTAAGCCCATTGATATATTATCAAATAGTACATCTGTGAATTCTGCTATGCCGTCAACACCATTACGAGGATCTACCGATTTAACATCTTGATTAGCGTTTAATTCAAAGATAGCACCTGGTTCTAAGTACTCGTTATAAATCGCTGTATCTTGTTCACCTTCAGATAGTGCTAATTCATTGTTGCCGCCATTATTGGTAATGAATGTGGTTACACTGGCAGATATTCGTTTAGCAAGTAATGCCGCTTCCTGGAAGTTCTTTAGGTCTGCTAATACTTTAGTACTGGCAATTAGATCCGGTATACCGCGTTCCTGTGTGGCATCATCCATAACAAAGTAATGTAGGATTTCACTTGCTGGTACAACTTCATAACTAGTAGCATCATATGTATATGTTATTGGATTATATTTTGCGAAATAGTAGTTTACTGGTTGACGGTATTTGTTATATTCAATTCCATTACTAATATATCCATCTGCCAGTACTGCGTTATTCAACTGAGTCAAACGAGCAGAATCAATAATGTCAATCTTGATAGAACGGTTGAAGTTATGAATACGTACAAACGCTTCACCATCACGGCAGCGGTGTTTCTCTAGTACTTGTGCGAATAGATCAAAAGTCATTGAACCATCAAGAGAGAACTTGTTAGCATCATATGCCCAACGATCAAATAGTTTTTCTAGTTGTTGGTTAATGTTATGTTTGGTTTCTTCATCAACATCAATATCTACTGATGGTTTTACATAGATACCATTACTGCCTATTACACCATCTACAGAAAGCATCATGTACTTACGTGCGATTGGGTTTACTAGTGTTGCGTCACGTGATTGGTTACGCCATTCTGATAAATGCCATTTAATGATGTTATTAATACTTACTGAGTTAGTACCGACACCAAAGCCGAAAGCATTCACACCATTACTAGTTGTACGAATCTGGTTTAAATCAAATTGTAATGTTTTACCAACATGTTCACGGACTTCATTTGTTTTCTGTACTGGTTTTGGTTGTTCAGGTTGTTTTTTCTTAAACCACATTAGCGAGTACCCCAACGATCTGGATAGTTAGGATCTCGAAATACAGTCATACTCTTAAATGGTTTACTTGAACCAGATGTAGATTGACCATTCATTTTAGCCCATAGAGAATTAGCACGTTCAATATAACGAGCACGGATTGCTTCTAAGTTTGCTAATGACTCACTAACTAGAGTTTTATTATTAATTGTAATGCTGTAGTTAGCACCACCTTGAATTTTTGCTTCAATTACCGCTTCGATCTCTTCAATCATTTTACGAATACGTGCGTATTCTTCAGTATGTTTTGTTGGATCGATTACTTCACATTGGGAAGTACTGGCAATGCCATTAGTAATAGTTGTACAGAATAGCTTTTCTGAAGCAATGTTAGTTTCAAAGGTGATAGTAAATGATTGTTCACTATCACTATTGCTGTTATCTAATGTAATTGAATTACCAGTACTGAAATATGAAATAACGAAAAGTGTTTTAGCAGGAATTGTTACAAGATACTCATATGGGTTTGAAACCATATAAATCTTTTCTGGTAAAATTGCCATTGGATATCCTTATCATTTTACGTTTTTCCAAACCAGTTTGAACCCACACCAGTACGCCTAGAACGTCTGGTACTTTGGGTAGGTTGTGATTCTTCTGGTTTATTTATCTTTTGTGGTAATGATTTGGCTTTATGTTCGCGTAGTTTTCTAAAGGGTTGCGTACCTAATTGTGATTGGGAATATACGATTGCGATCATTCCATAGACCAGACAATCTAGAGCCTCGTTTCTCTTCTGCCCTTTCTTTAGTCGCCATACTAATTTACCACCAGCAGGTTTTAACTCTTCGGCTGATAGTTGTTCAAAGTAATCTGATGGTAGAGTACTGGAAAAGCGTAATTGAATTGGTGCGTTCTCTGCTTCAGTACTGAGCATCAAGTTTAAAAGTTTACGAATAGCATTCTTTTGCTCATGAACATTTAGGATCTGTAGTTTATATCCGGCTTGTGTACTCTGTTTGAATAAGTCACTTGTAGTACTGCTACTGCCCTTGATTGGATGATACTTAGCCCAACGTGCGGTAAACTTCTTAACTGTATCTGTAGCGTTACCGTTCGAACTATCCACGAATACGGCAAGTGTAGGTACTATGCGACCGTCAACACTTCGGAAATCTTGACGGCAAAATTGATCTAAGTCCTTCCATGCTTGAGATTCAATCTTTGTACAGTCATGACCATAGAAGAATTCATGTCCCAGCACATAAATATTCTTCTCGTCAAAGCCTAATATAGTTGCTTCACATCGATCTAATTGTTGGTCTACTGCTATTGTTATGCCTAAAGTACTTTCAGGTATTCTATGTAGATTAAATTCATCTTCACGTAGCGATTCCAATCGAAGTATATCTAGTTCTTTCGCATATTCATCTTCATAGGGCAATCCCAATTCATTATTATAAAATGTTTGAAGATTGAAATTATAAAGAGCATCGGCAAACTTACTAACCATTTCTGAAATAGTATTCAATGGGGAATACATACGCGAAATCTGATAGCCAACTACACCCGGATCACCATCAGTACTAGTAGCTATCCATCGCCCGTTATCGATCATTTGGTGGCGTGTATGCTCGTCTATCTCTTCCTGACAATGGGGACAAATTAAACGGGTAGTTGTACTGTCTGGAATTGCTCTACCATTCTCAAGTTGTTTGAATTCAAATGCTACTTGTTCCCATTCAAAAGTATATTCATGACCGCACGTGTGAGTAACAAACCATCGGCGTTTATCAGAGAGGTTATATTCACTGTTAATTAGATCATCTTTATATAATGGTGTACTTGAAATAACTACTAGAGCATCATCACCGAAAGTACTAGTACGTGCTTCTGCTAGTTTTATTGGTGAACCTTCTTCTGTAATAGAAACATTACTCACCTCATCCAATAGAACCACACGGCAAGTAATCCCGCGTAGGTTTCCTGGTGTATTGAGGTTTAGCCAGTACACAAAAGTACCGTTTATCATTTGTGTTTGCTTCGCGTTGTTCGCGGCGTTCTTATCATTCTTGTCTGTTACTAATGGGCTTAGTACTTCACTAGTTTCAATAGCTGGTAGAAATTTACCATCCTTGAATTTCTTCACTTCAGATTCAGAAGAACTACCAAAAGCATAATTACATGGATCATTTGCCATTAGGTTAAATGCTATGGATTGTAAAACAGTGGTTTTTAAAAGCTGACTACATGACTGTAGAATGATCTTTTTAGTACTTCTATGTTGTGCTATATCCATTGGTTCGCGTTGAAAGGAAAACGGAACCCAATCAAGCCCCATATTCGGCCCGTCAACAAACTTAACTACACCATTACTGATCCATTGGCTTGTTTTCTGTATCTTCGGTGGCTGTATCGTCGGTAGTACTTTCATCAGTACTTGCGTTAATTTCTTCTTGTTCGTTTCCATCTTCTAATATTTCTTCATCCCTGGGTAGTTCAAATTCCATGCTTCCTAGCTGGAATAAAGTACTATCAATATGTTGTTTTAATATATCTCGTAAATCCTTTGCGTCTGTCTGTGCGAATAACTCTAAGTATGTTTTACTTGGGATTGCCCTCATTGCGGTTTTAACTTGAAATAGATATTCAGTTAGTACTTGTTCAAGATATTCAGTACTAACTACCGTTCCATGTTTCACCTGTAATTCAAGTTCAGATAATGCCGCCTCTGCTTTTAGTTTACGTAGGCGTTCTTGATCTATTTGTTCGCGTGTATCGGTATTACGTAATGGTAGAATTACATTCTGTACTATCCATGCTCGTGTATCAGCTTCTTCAGTACCTTCACCAATTGGCATACCCTGTGCTTTCCATTCGCGTACTGTGCTTTCGTTATACCCGTACTGCTTCGCAAGCTGATTCATGCTAATGTTCTTACTCATTTTGTTTATCGTTTCGCCTCTTTAATATTTTTTCACATATATTTAAAACAAAGTGCGTCGAAATCTACGCGGTGTTTTAAAGCCCAAGAGAACCTAAATGAAAAAGGTTCTCATTTTATCGAGTTATTTTTCTTCTCTGAATTGATTGATCAATAGAGCAATTCGATAGTTATCTATAGGTCTACCGTTCAATGATTCATCTTCTATTAGTTCCTGAGTCAAGCACTGTAGATAGTCGAGGTGTACACGCTCTGAGCCTTTGTAATTGTCTATTGTGTTCCAGTCATAAACCCATCTACCGATTGTGTAGCTGTGTTGGTGATTCACTGTGATGTATTTATAGCTGAGTACTAAACTGTGTTGGTTGATGAATAGCTTGTATGATTCATCAAACGTGATTTGAGCGTTGATTAGTTTATCTGAACGGGAATACTCATAGCCTGTATAAGTACCGTCTATGATGCTTGTAGAGCCTTTAGGGAAGTGTAATGTGATGTTCATAGGTATACCCCATAGTTGTTGTCTATAGGGTATTTACTATGGTGTTAGATAAGGTTGTGTATCTTGTCGAACGGTACTGAACGGTATAGATAGCCCTGAACCGCCGTTACTCCAGCATCGCGTAATACTGGTAGCTCCTTGCGTTGCTCTACTCCCTCTACGATTACATAAGGGCAGTACTTCATGATGTTCTTCATCAGTACGTTGAATGTAGGTTTCTGTACTTCCTCACGGTAGAACGCCCTATCGATCTTGACCGCCTCATAGCATCCAGTAGTTAACGCCGCAACGTTAGCTCGACCGGAACCAAGATCATCAAGGAACAAGCGATAGCCTACGTTTAACAGTGTTTTAAGTACTGGATGATTGATACCGAGTTCTAGCCCTTCAAAGTCCTCTGAGATTTCTAACCTTACGAATTCCAGCTTATCCAATAAACCTGTTACATCAGTATCAAACACACATAGCCGTGCCTGTACGGTATCAACATTAACGGTACAGAAAAGCCGGTGATCCCTGAACCATGACGCACGTAATTCTATGGCCTCCAATTGTTGTTTCAGTAGTTCCTTCTTCCCTTCAACCGTCATAGCCATGATGAAGTGCTTGCTGTTCAGTACTGGCAGATCTTCACAGTGGAAGCGGGTTAACAGTTCACAGCCTATAAGCTGGCCTGATGTTGTCATGATTGGTTCTGCTATGAAGGTTGTATTGATCATCCTTTTATATCTCTAAAAATGGTTAATTGGCAATTATCGATCGTTTTTAGATATCAATGAAAGGCTAACCACACTAAATAAAATTATTTAACTCATTGAAAATGATCGTTTTTATCTATTTTATGGTTTTTTATTTGTCACTGTATATAATTACAGTATTCTTGGTTTTGCTTGGAGGGGTTAAGGAATGGGCAATAAGAACGGTTACGATCCATCCATACGTAGAGGTGTTCATCAGTTCTCACACGCTGGGGTTTGGTTCACGGTCTGTTATCGGGGAAGTGTTCTTGAGAAATTCAAGTTTGGTGATCGGGTGATATTTGAAGGTTCTGTAGGTGGGGTGTTCTGGTTGGGAACGGTGGAAAGGGATTGTTTTGTACTGATTAGCGAGACACCATTTAACAAGGTGTTGGATGCTCTAGTTTATCTACATGCTGAACAACGTGTATATGAACAACATGATGATGATTGGTTCTGTGGGCAAGAAGAATTACCGTTCTAGATTCACGCCACACCTACCCACAACAAACCAAACCCCTTTGTAGATGTGGCGTGACTGGGAAGTGTACTCGAATATGTTTAAGATGGTAAAGTATTAGATACATAATGCTACTGAGTCCCATATCATGGAATTAAAAAAACTTAACACTTCATTATTATTACTAGTTAACATATTAGTCTTTTTAGCAATCTTATGTTTAATAAAAATATTATTTAACGGTGTCAAAAAAATTGAATGGGGAAATGTAGCAGATTGGGTAAATGCCATATGTAATATAATTATTGCTTTATCTGTAATTTACGCTGGCCTTCAAGCAAAAAATTGGTTCAAGCAAAATAAAAAGCTAAATTCGCTATCTAGCTCACATAAACTAGCAATGAAATATGAATCATTATTATGGGAGATCAACTCTCGTTTGTATAACGACACTCTAATTATTGCTTCTATCCATGATGATATAAATCGCAAAGAAAAATCACGTGAAGAAATAACAGTTTTGATACTAAATGAAATAAATCGAAATGTGACTACTGATTTAACTGAGCTTGCCAATTTGTATACAACAAAATCAATGCTCAAACGATTTGACATACATCCAAGTCCAGAACTAGAAAAATTGATTGAGGATATTTTAAAGCTGAGAACTAATTATTTAAACAGCTATTATAATTATCTGGCGACAATCAACAAATATATAGATTGTATTGAGCATGAAGATGTCATTAACGCCCATCAGAATCTCAAAGAAAATAAAAGAAGTTTGGCTAAAATTTTTCAATTTGATATGTGTAAAAACAGTATTAATCAAGATTATAACTTTCATTAATTTTAAAGGATTACTTTAAATGTTAAATGACTCATTTAATCAGTTCATGGTTGAGTCCTATCTCACGGGTTCTTCTATTTGTGGCGGTTTAACTGCCCTACGTAAATGTACCCCCCATGATAAAGGTGGCTTCTATAGTTGTTTTTTTCAACTCTCTATAGGTATCGAAAGACTGTTCAAAATCGTTTTCATTTTAAATCATATGAATGAAAACGATCTAAACAAACCTGACTTTGCCACATTGAAGAAATTCAGTCACAATATCTATGAGCTTCATAAACATTGTTCTACATATGGTTTAAATCATTTACCCAACTTTGAATGGCAATTAAACTGGCAGCAAGATCTTATTTTGAAAATGCTGTCTGAATTTGCTGAGTCCTCACGATATTTTAATCTCAATAAAATTGTTAAAGGTAAAAAGGAAAGTACAGACCCACTAGTTCTGTGGAATGAGATATTAAATTCCTGTTTCCGTAAGCATATTACTGACATTAGAAAAACAAAGTTAGAAAATGACTTAAACTTATGGGCAGAAAAAAACAATGCTTATGGATATACTTGGAACAAAGGTTTAGATGGGTACGTTTTAAGTCAAATAGATGAATATATTTTAACATGGAAAGTCAACAACGTTTCATCATACATTGCCTATGAAATTATCGATATGTTACAACCTTTTTATCATTTAATATCAACACTAAAAGATAACATTGATAATATCGAATTAAGTAAAGGTATAAAAGAGCCTCTAGTTCCCTACATTCATGAAATTCTAGTTTTTTTACTTGTACCAAAAAATATTGCTCTTTCAAGAAAAACGTGGAGCATCCGGTATTAAACTATAACAATGTTAAATTCAAATAAAGCTTATACCTATCTGGTGGAGCAAGTAGAGATGATTCCACATCCATGTGTTTCATCTCTACAAGCATTTACTACTAATTCCTGTTGTAACCAAACTCTCTTGAGCATAAAACCCTTTTCCAGTATGTCTCTCTATCTATAATGATTTGATCATCTGTTCTCATAGAGTAAAAATCTAATATTGAAAACTGGAAATTCCTTCTAGCATATTCTATACCGGTTTCCCTTATCAGTAATGATAACCCTTCATTCCAACCATGCCCTGTATGTACATAGCTTTCCCATCTCGACCAAATGCCTTGCTCACCATATGCTGAACCAACATACTTTTTACCATTAGATTTATCAACAATTAGATAGACACCTTTGACATTCAATAATGCTCTCTTCCAGTCCATTTTCTGTTTTTTAATGATATGCTCTAACGTTTCAAATGAGTGCTGAATTTGATCAAAACCACGAAATGTTTCACCACTGTATTCACTCTCAAATATTTCTGCCACTTTCATCTTAAAGTAGTGATTTTCAAAACGAAAGGATCTACCACGTGCTCCAGGACCTGGATAGTCTATTAATAACCTACCTATTAATCCTTTATGTTTATCTACTAATCTAACCCTATACCTATCAGGATTGCGTTCCAGTACTTCATATATCCCCCCAAACAACCACCTATTGTTTTGGGGATAGAATCTTATCAAACTGAAAATAAACTGCCTGTTGAAATCATCCCTACCATTCCGCCATTCATTCCACCCTTGCCATTCATCTTTATCTCTAAGGAATGTATCAAGCGGTTCTTCTTCATAGTTATAAACAGCAAAGTGAACTTTATAATCAAGGTCATTTTCTATATTTAATATTGATTCTAACTCAATCATGATGATTTCTCACTACCCCATATCCATATTTCTATTATGCCTCTTAGTTCCTTCTATAATCAATCCGTATGAACATTACGACGATCAGAGTACGTGTATATTGCTTACTTCCTACAGGACACTACTACTAGACCCAGGCAAAGGGACTACTTACTATTCAGTACTTAATCATGTTCTGTGAGTTCAACACGAACAACACAAGGCAAAGCCGCGTAGTTACTCCAAAAGACGGCAGACCCAAAACAGTATTGGTTTTCACTTCCTTCAGTAGTCGATAGACACAAACAAAAGACGTGCCGTTCTTCGAGTGACTAGCGAGAAAAACGCAAGTTTACGATCTTATCTTTTTGGTTTTACAGAGACTAACGAGCAAAGCGAGTTAGGCTCTATGAGACTTAATAGACAAGTAAGGCATTTACTTTAAAGTGTATATTATATTAAGTTACGGGAATCAATATATTGTATGTAACCCATTAATTTCGCTACTATATGTTGTGGAGCCAACCGTATTTTACGCATAATAACCGTATTTTCGACGTATACAATACGGTTATAGTTACGGTTATTATTACCATACAAATCAATCACTTATTCATCGCTACTAGTCGTTCAATTAAGGTAATAAGATCCGCACCTTCATCTTTTAGCAGTTCAACTAGTGCTACATGTTCTTCAGTTACGGTTTTCTTTGGTTTGTATTGCTTCATTCTATTAAGGGATTTCCCTTCCTTTACTAGTACTTCAAACGCCTGTGATACTAGGGTTGCTATGCGTTTGTACTTTTCACGAGATGATTTACTATCTGGATAGTTTTGATTTTTATTCTGTCTGAATAGTTTTAGATGTTCAAATACCATCACTTCACTGAATTCAGGAGCATTTTTTACTATCGCAAATACATCTTCTTCCGGTACACGGTGTTTACCTAGAAAAGTACTTTCCTGGATTATTCCACGCATTACTTCTTTTGCTTCACTAGATAGTGAATTAAAGCAAATGAAACGTAGTTCATTCTGGATCATTTGATTATTGTGTATTGTTTCTTTTCTTGCCATTATAATTCCCCCTTAATATGGGGCTGTCACTCCTACATGATAGCCCCTAAGTTATTATGCTTTTTTAATAATTCTTGTGTAACTATGTCGTGTAGTATCACGGTTCCAGAGTTGATTGAAGTAGGATGTAATCCCAATGTATGAGTACTTTCCAGTATTCCACGCATCAATGATTTGTGCTTTCTCTTCTTCGGTGAATCTATTCCAGCTACGTTTATTTTTCGCTTTAGCCATATTCTCTTTTTGTGTAATCCATTGTAGGTTATCCACGTGATTGTTTAGGGGATTACCATCAATATGATCAACAACTAATTTCAATGATTCATCACGTTCAATAAAAGTTTCTGCGATTAGTCGATGTACTTCTACAGTTCTACTATTACCACCTTTAACAGATAGTGATACTTTGTAGTACCCATTAGATTTTGAAGGGGTTAGCTTTAGTAGTGTTTCTGTCTTAGTATTGAATACTTCACCTTCATTACTTACTACATAATATTCATATTTTGTTTCTTTCCAGATTTTCATATATAACGTCCATATTACCCGCGTTACTTCCTGTAATCGCGTTTCTACTTATTGTGTGGTTAGTAGACAACCAATTAATTACTTACTGTTTAGTACAATGTACTGATCAATTAAGTAACCTACAGCAGAAGATACAGTACCTTTTGATACCTTACCTTCATCAATCAATTTCTTTAGTACTTCAACCTGTGAATTAGATAAACGTGCGGTTATTACGTTATCTTTTCTATCCTTAGATTTATTTTTCTTCATTTAATTAACTCATGTGATTTGTATACGTATACATTTTTTATCCCAAGCAAAAAAGATAGCCCTTTTTAGGGGGCTATACTTTAGCAATATAGGAGAATTATAATGTTACCATCTATTTAGTCTCTGATGGCTGGAGAAATGGAATTTAACTTCGCAGTTCGGCTACGTGAACATTTTCGATCACTCAGAAAGCCATATCTATATTATAGGACATTTTTTGCGTCTGTCCCAAATATGTTATAGATACCTACATTATACCGTGAAAAAATCACCCGTTCCAAAATTCTTAGGACTTTTTCTTTCTTAATTTATCAGTACTTTTATTTATGTGTTGTCTTACGTGACGTTCTACAAATGGTATTTTTAGTGGAAGTGCTAGTACTGTGAGAATCATAAACATCAATACTAGTATTGTGTAGATTGGGAAAAGTAAGAGTTCAATTAAAAATTTCAT